CCGGCTCGCTGCGCAAGGTCACTACCTGGGTGCCGACCGTCGGCGTCTTGTCCGCGGAGGTCTCGGGCGGCGACGCGAAAACCGTCGAGGTGCCGCTGCTGGACAGCGACACTCCCGTGATGCTCCCCGATGGCTTCAGCGCGACCAGTCTGACGCTGACCATCGGCGACGACCGCACCCTGCCCCATCACGCAGCACTGAAGTCGATCTCGGACGGCCAGAAGCTGACCTGCGTGCGTGGCGTCCTGCCGACCGGCGGCGTCCTGCTGTACGCCGGCTACTGCGGCTTCATCGAATCGCCGAGCCTGAGCAAGGGTAACGCGATGGGCGTGAAGGCCGTGGTATCGCTGCAAAACAAGGTCGTCCGCTACTAATCCGTTTTGCCTGCCGGCTCGCCGGCTTTCCAGCCCGGGCGGTAGCTCCGTCCGGGTCTTTTTACCCCTCCTGAAAGCAGAACATCATGGCAAAAGCACAGAAAATCACCCTCGGCAAGCGTCCGGAAAGCTTCTCGAAAGAAGTCACCTTCCCGATGCTGGACGGCTCGACCGGCTGCATCAAAGTGGACTTCAAATACCGCACGCGCAAGGAGCACGCCGAGTTCGTGGACGGAATCCAAGCCAGCATCGAGGCGAAGGCAAAAGCCGAAGCGGAGCGCTACAAAGGCCTGACCGACGCCGGCCAGGATGTGCCGCAAATCAAGCAGGCCGATATCGTCGGCTACCAGGTGGCCGCGAGCGTCGACACGATCATGGGCGCCGTCAAGGGCTGGAACCTCGATATCCCATTCGATCGCGAAGCCGTCGAGCAGCTGGTTGACGAACTGCCGGCCGCAGTCGCCGCGATCGTCAGCACCTACCGCGAGGCGATCGTTGAGGGGCGCCTGGGAAACTGACTCAAATCGCGGAGGCGATGTACACCTCCGCGCCCTCGGCTGCTGAGCTGGCGGCCGCCGGCCTTACTGAGGACGATCTCGACATTGGTGCCGATATCTGGCCGGAGAACCTCCAGGCCTACGAGTTGTTCAGCGCCCTGCGCACTCAGTGGCGCGTTGGCATGGCCGGCGCAACTGGCCTCGACTACAGCGCCGTGCCCACGGTCCTGCGCCTGCAGGGCGTGCCGCGCGCCGACTGGCCGCAGTTGTTCGAAGACCTACGCGTGATGGAATCCGCCGCGCTACAGGCAATGCGTCAGGAGTGACGCGCAATCGAAGGCTCGCTACGGCGGGCCTTCTTCATTCTTGAGGGCCGCCTGGCCGATACGACCAATACCGCCGAGATCCTGATTACTGCCGACTCGTCAGGCGTCGAAGCCGGGCTCCGTCGCGCAACCACGGCCGCAGAGCGCGCTGAGCGTCAGATGTCTGGCGGGGCGAATAATTCTGCTCGGTCGCAAAGCAACCTCATTTCCGCTATTCAGCGCACGACAGCTCAAATGGAGGCGGGGTCACGCACTGGCTCCCGCTACTTCGAGATCATGGCGCGCCAGCGCGGTGTTGACCCTGCCGTCTTGGAGCCCTATCTTCGTCAGCTGCGTGCGGTCGAAGAGGCGCAGCGCCGGGCGGCAGAAACCGCCGGCGACTCGCCTAGCAGGATCGAGGGTGCATTTGCAGCCCTGCGTGGCGGCGCGATCGTTGCGGCCCTTGCCGCTCTAACGGCGCCGGTCGTGGGCGCGCAGCGCGAATTCGATAAGCTCAACGCTTCGCTCGTCACCGCCACGGGGTCGACCGATAAGGCAGGCGTAGCTTTCGCCGCACTCCAGGCGTTCGCGGCAACGACCCCCTTTGGCCTCGCTGAGTCGACTGAGGCTTTCATCAAGATGCGTAACATGGGCCTCGACCCGTCCGAGCGCGCGCTGCGATCCTACGGCAACACCGCCGCCGCAATGGGCAAAAGCCTGGAGCAGATGGTGGAAGCGGTTGCGGACGCGGCAACTGGTGAATTTGAACGCCTTAAAGAATTTGGCATCAAGGCGAGTCAGAACGGAGAGAAGGTCACGCTCACGTTCAAGGGCACCTCCACGACGATCAAGAATGAAGCCGAGGCGATCGAGAAGTACCTGGCTAAGATCGGCGAAGTGGACTTCGCCGGCGCCATGATCCAACGCGCCGCAACCCTCGATGGCGCGATCAGTCAGCTTGGCGACAGCTGGGAAAGCGCGATGCGCGCGATCTCGGCCGGGGGTATCGGCCAGGCTGCCCAAGATGGCGTGGTCGGCCTGTCGGCGTCGCTGAACGATCTCGAAACAATCTTGCTGGCAATCTCCGAAGCCGCTGACAAACAGACCGAAAAGCTGAGTGCCGCAAGCACTATTCACAAGGCCCTGACGACGGTATTTGAAGCCGTCAGCGTGCTCGGCGTGAACGTCGCCTACGTTTTCCGGCAGGTCGGCAATGAGATCGGAGGGCTGGCGGCCCAAGCTACGGCTGCAGCTACCGGCAACTTCACGCAAGCAAGGCTCATCGGCGAGCAAATGAAGGCCGACGCTCAGCGGGATCGCCTTGAAGTCGATCGCCAGACCGCGGCTATTCTCGGTGCTGTAGAGAAGGCGAAGAAGGCTGCTGAGAATGCGCCGAAGCGAGCTCCAGGTGACGACGCCCTTGCGCAGTTCCGCATCCAGCGTGAGGCGGAGCGCGAGGGTGCAGAGGCCGCTAAACGACGGGAGAAGGCAGCCCGCGAGGCCGCAGAAGCCCTGAAGAAGGAAATGGGCCTCATCGCTGAGCTCTCCGGCTACAACGCGGACTTTGCAGAAAAGCGGGAGCGGCTAAACGACGCTTACGCGAATGGTGCTATCACGTTCGCCGAGCTCGGCGCAGCGCAGGCGAAACTACTATCACAGCAGCCAGTAGCAAAGCAGGCGATGTCTGAGCAGATCAAAGCCCAGGCCGAATCCGACAAGCTCTACGAGCAAGGCATCAATACCGCCGAGCAGTACCGCGATTCCCTGCTCGAGCAGCTGGGCGCCCAGCGTCAGAGCAACGAGGTGATAGGCTTGTCCACGGTAGCTACGGCAGAGCTGCAGGCCCGGCGTCTTTGGGATGCTGCCGCGTTAAAGGAGCAGACCGCCGCCGCCCTCGAAGCCGACGAGCCCGGTAGCAGGATTGCGCAGATCTACCGCGAGCAGGCGGCCGCACTGCGCGATCTCGCGCAGGCAAAGGGCGAGGGCGGGCGAAAGCAGGATGCTACCGACGTTAGCCGCAAGGAACTGGAAGAGTTGAACAAGTTCCTTGACCCGGCCCGCGCCCAAACCTTCGGCGAGGCGCTACGCGAGGCTTTTGGCACTGCCGGCGAATCGCTCTCCAGGCTGACGGGGACTCTCGACGGTTTCGGCAAGCGTCAAGCCGAGATCACCAAGCACCGCGAGACAGCGGAAAAGAACCGAGGCAAAGGCGAGTTCAGCGAGATCAAGTACCTCCAGACGATCTCCGAACTGAACAAGCGTCAAACTCAGGATCAGCTGGCCAGCTACGGCAGCATGGCCAGCGCCGCCGCCGGCTTCTTCGGCGAGCAAAGCCGGGGCTATGAGGCCCTGATGGCGGTTTCCAAGGTGTTCCATGCTGCGGAACTGGCAATGACGCTTGCCGAACTGGTGCCGAAGGGGATTGCTGCAGTGCTGAACCAGGGCACGGGCGACCCATACTCGGCATTTGGTCGCATGGCTGCTATGGCGGCTATCGTGACCGGGCTGGGCGTGGCGATCGGCGGCATCGGTGGTGGTGGCCCGAGCTTGTCGGAGTCGCGCCAGAAGGCGCAGGGCACCGGCACGGTGCTGGGGTCGGACGCCAAGTCCGAATCGATCTCGAGGTCGCTGGACCTGATCAAGGATGCGACTTTCCAGGGGCTGAACATCAGCACCGGGATGTTGACCGCTCTCCGCAATATCGAGAGCAACATCACCAACTTCGCCGAGTTCGCGGTTAAAACCACGACCCTGGGCGACCCGATCGCCTATGGCAGTCGCGGAGGCGCGGCAGACTTCGGCAATTCGGCAATGGGGGTGTTTGCAACGGGCGGCTTCATCGGTCTGGCTCTGGACAAGCTCACCGGCGGGTGGGTCGGCAAGATCACCGGCTCCGTCCTGAACAAGCTTTTCGGCGGCAAGACCACTGTCGAGGGCACTGGCTTTTCGGTCGACAAGATCGACTACGCCAGCATCCTCGCCGGCGGGTTGAATGCGATGCAGTACGCCGAGATCAAGAAGGAAGGCGGACTGTTCCGCAGCGACAAGTACAGCACCCAGACCAAGAGCCTGGGCGAAGACGGTAACCGCCAGTTCGAACTGGTGCTGACCTCGCTGTACCAGAGCGTGTTCGAAGCCGGCAAGCTGCTTGGTCTGGGCGCAGATTCGTTCTCGTCCCAGTTGGACAGCTTCGTTGTCGACATCGGCAAGATCAGCCTTGACGGGCTGGATGATGAGGCGATCCAGAAGGAGCTCGAAGCCGTCTTCTCGAAGGTCGGCGACCAGCTGGCGGAATTCGGCGTGGCCGGTCTGCAGCAGTTCCAGAAGGTGGGCGAGGGCTACCTTGAGACGCTCACCCGAGTGGCAACGAACTACCAGGCTGTGTCGGTGGTGACTGAGTCGCTCGGGATGGTGTTTGGCGATGTTGGAACCGCGTCGATCGCAGCGCGTGAGCGCCTGATCGACCTGGTGGGCGGTCTAGGGGAGTTCACCTCCAGTGCCGAGCAGTTCATGTCCGACTTCTACACGGACAAGGAGCGTGCAGACGCACTCCGGGCGCGGATTCAGCCGACCCTCGACCAGTTCGGCATCCAGACCGGCGCCGACGACACCTTGCAGCAGTTCCGCGATGTGGTGAAGAGCCTGAAGCTGGAAACGGCCGATGGTGCGGCGGCTTTCGCGACGCTGATGCAGATCGCCCCGGCGGTCAAGCAGATTGCTGACGTCGACGCTTCCAAGTTCGAAGAGCGTATGGAGCTGGAAATCAAGCTGATGGATATGCTCGGCGACAAGTCGAGTGCACTTGCGGCAAGCCGGGCAATTGAGCTGGCCGGCCTCGATGCATCGCTGCGACCACTGCAGCAGCGTATCTACGCCCTCGAAGATGAGGCGGCCGCACTGGAGGTCACCAACTCGTTGCTCGACATCCAGGCGAAGATTTACGAGCTGACAGGAAACAAGGCGGGCGCCGCCGCGGTGTTGGTGCAGCAACAGGCTAATGCCCTGGCAGCGCTTGACCCAGCGCTGCGCGGCGCGACGCAGCAGTTATGGAGCCTTGAGGCTGCAGCAAAGGCAACCGAGAAGCTCAAGTCTGACGCCAGCACGTTGCTGGGCAACGTGGACGGTGCATTCTCGGCGCTTGAGCGTGTCGTCAGGCGTGAGAAATCCTTGGTTGACGAGCGGATTGCAGCTGAAAAGAAGATCGTCGACAAACACCAGGAGTTGTCCAAGTCGTTGCGCGGCACGCTCGACAGCATGATCGAGCCGACGCAACTGCTAGGTAATCGCCAAGGCGCGCAGGCGCAGATTCAGGCGGCCCTGGCGATTGCTAAGGCTGGCGGGACGCTTCCGGAGGCGGAGACCCTTAAAAAAGCCCTGTCCATAGTCAGCAAGGAGTCGTCGGAGCTGTACGCAACCCAGCAGGACTACCTGCGCGATTTCTACACCACGCAGAACGACATCGCCGCGCTGGCCGACATCACCGACAGCACCCTGAGCATCGAAGAGAAGTCGCTCAAGCTGCTGGAAGAGGAAGGCAAGCGCCTCGACAGCATCCTCACGAGCGCCCAGCAGCAGATCGACGTCCTCAAGGGCATCGACACCTCGGTGCTGTCGGTCGCCGATGCGATCGCGGCCCTGGGCCTGTCGATCGCGAGCGCGAAGGGCAATGCGGTTGTCGCCAGCGCCGGTGCGGTCAATGCGCAGTACCAGAGTGTCTTGGGCCGCGCCCCGGACGCCGCCGGCATGCAGTTCTGGCAGGACCAGGCGGCGAAGGGCGTGTCGCAGACCGACATCCTCAACGCGATCGCCAACTCGGCCGAAGCCAACATCAAGAGCATGTACCAGGCAACTTTGGGTCGTGCAGCGGATGCGGGCGGGTTGCAGTTCTGGGTTGACCAGGTGAACAAGGGCACGTCGTATGCGGACATCCAGAGGGCGCTCGAGCAAAGCGGAGAGAAGCTGCGCGGCTTCGCGGTGGGCACGAACTATGTGCCGACCAACATGCCGGCAATGATCCATGAGGGCGAGCGCATCATCCCTGCGGCTGACAACCGCGAGCTGATGCGCAGGCTGTCGAATCCGGAGCAGAGCAACGCCGTGCTGGCCGCTGCCGTCGAGCGACTGACGCGCGAGGTCGAAGGGTTGCGCACCGAAGCCAGAGCAACGGCTACGCACACTGAGAAGACTGCGCGACTGTTTGATCGGGTGATCGAGGGCAACGAAATCAAAGTGAAAGCGGAGGCCTAATGAGCGGCATGAAGATCATCAAGCCGACCGTGATCACGGACGCGATGCTGGCAAGTAGCAGCATCGCGGAGCCGGATGTCGGAGAGGTCGCCTGGAACGCTGGCACGGCCTATGCAAAGGGTCAGGTCGCGATCCGGACGACGACTCACCGCAAGTACGAGCGCCTGGTAGCTGGCACGACCGCAACGGCGCCGGAAAGCGATCCAGCCAACTGGATGGACATCGGACCCACCAATCGGTGGGCCATGTTCGACCGGAAGATCGGGACCGCTACCGAGGCGGCGTCGCTGACGGTGGTCATGCGGCCTGGCGGCGTATCTGGCCTGAGCGCGTTGGAACTGGTCGGGCGGCAGGCGCACATCCAGATGAAAACGGCGCCTGGCGGCCCGGTGGTTTACGACCGGACGGTGCAGCTCGACGGCACGGTCGTGGACACCATCTACGACTGGTTCTTTGCCGACTACGAGCAGTTGAGCGACTTCGTGCTGACCGACCTTCCGCAGCACTACCCCGGATGCGAGCTGAGCTTCACGCTTACCGGCACTTCGGGGGTTTCCATCGGCGCGCTGCCGGTCGGCCAGGTGTTCGAGATCGGGCGCGCGCAGTACGGCGCGTCGGTCGGGATCGTCGATTACAGCCGCAAGGAGCGCGACCAATTCGGCAATCTGGATGTACTCGAGCGCAACTACAGCCGGCGTAGCACTCTGCAAGTCGTCACGGACAAGGCCAAGTTCAACAGCATCTACCGCCTCCTGGCATCCCTGCGCGCGACCCCGGCGATCTACATTGGCGCCGATCAGGTCGGGTATGAGCCAATGATCACCTACGGCTTCTATAAGGACTTCGGAATCGCGGTTTCGTACCCGAACTACCACATGCTTTCCATCGAAATTGAAGGGCTTAACTAAATGGCGATCACACCACTCGCACCGCTGGACCGGACCAGCCCCACGTTCCGCACCGACGTCGATAACTTCTTCGGGTCGGCCATTCCCGCATTCGTCGGGCAGGCTAACGCCCTCGCCGCCAACCTCAACTCAATCGCAGCGGGAGGGGCGTATGCGATTCCGATGGTGGCGTCGGCAAATAGTGCCACTATCGCTCAAGGTGGGTATTTCACCATTCAGTCAAATGGTGGCACCCTCTACTTTGACGCTACCGACTCAGCGGGCGCAAACATAAGCGCTCGACTTGTCAGCATTTTCACAGGGAGCAGCGCAGTAAAGGCAACGTTGCGGGCTGTTGAGATAGGAGATCCCAGCCGCTATACGGTCTGGGACATTACGTCATACGCGAACAGTGGAACTTACGTCTATGCTGTCGCACAGATCGTAGATGACAAATTCGTGCGCGACGGCAAGCCTGTGATGCTGTTCTTCCAGCGCACCGGAGACAAGGGCGACGCATCAACCCTAACGCCTGTTCTGTGGGTGCGCGATGAAAAAGCAAGCGGGGTTGCTGGCGGGTTAGGTATTCAGGATGGCTACGTCGTCCGCACACTCAACACCGCGAAAAAGAATTCGATGTCGGGAGCGAGCCTTGCGGGTAATCAGATCACCCTTCCTGCCGGCACTTTCCGCGTAAGCTTTACAGCTCCAGCCGGCCCCACTGCGTCGAACCATAAAGCCTACCTGTACAACGTGACAGATGGTGTAACCACTGTCGCGGGAACTTCGACGTACGCGCCTCAATCCACGCAAATAGTTACGGTGTCTCAGGTACTGTGCGCTGAATTTACGATTTCATCCTCAAAGGTTTTTGAGGTCCGTCACTGGATTGCGGCCACGGGCACGCCAAACCTCGGCGCTGCCAGCAGCAGCGGTCAAGTTGAAGTCTACACCGACGTATTTATCGAGAAGGTATCGTGATGGAAGAAATCGAAAACACCCTGCCCGAGCAGCCCGAGCCGCAGCCCTTCGGATACGTGACCTACGACGACGCCGGCAACCTGACCGGCTCCTACCTGCAAGTGCTACATCCGGATCACGCCGATTGCCACATCCCGGTCGATGAAGTGCAGCGCGCGGCCTGGGTCAACTACCGCGCCAACGAGTCGCGCGACGGCCTGGAGCCGCTGCCGCCGGCGGGG